CGGCGAATAAACCAGCATTTGTCATACCTTGATTTCCACTGGCTATACCACCACCGAGTAATGCACCTGCTCCCACACTCATTCCCGGAAGGGCAAACAATGCCCCCAATCCTGCCCCTACACCCGTTAATCCTAAGTTAGTGAGTGCAGTCATACTGGCGTTCTTTTTAGCCTGATTTTGTTGATCCTGTATGGTTTGTAACTGCTGATTATATAGATCGCGTTGTAATTGTCTATTTTGAGCGTTTTGTTGTCCAGTAAACATCTGTTGTGAAGCCAAACTTTGCTGATTATAGGTATTTTGTTGACTTAATGCTTGCATTTGCTGTGAAAAACCAAGACGATCTAAATAATCCTGTATACCAAGATTTTCAGTTGTACTTGCTGTTGTATTAGCGATATTTGATTCATTTTGCAATCTTGTTTGATTAACTTCTTGATTACGTTGTAATTGATATTGACCTAAAGAATTAGCCAATTCTGCCTGTCTATTAGCCAATTCTTCTGCCATAGATTGCTGAAAAGCACCACTCCGAAGTCCTACACCAGCGGTAAATTCTTCACCCATTGTTCGTGGTAAGGTCTTAGCCCCTTGTTCAAATTGTGATTGTAATAATGCTTTATATTGAGCAACATCTTGCGGGATAGTCGCCGAATATTTATTTAGGGCAGTTTCAAGTTCACCCTTTAATTGAGATTGAATATCCCGTGTTTTTGCCATTGTTTCTTCGGCAGTTGGAGTGGTAGTGGGGGTAGTTCCGCTGGGTTGATAATTTGTTTCACTTGCATCTTTTAGTACACGATTAGCCACCTGTTGCGCTATATCAGTACCATTCAATTCTGGTTGTGATTTATGTATTTCTGAATAAAGTTTTTGTAATGCCGCATCATTCCATTTTATCGTATCGTATTGATCTTTTGTGGGGGCATACGTTTTCCATGCACTTGTAAATTTATTATAATCAGATGTCAAGGATTTATAAGTATCAGACTGTTGAAATTTAGTTACATATTGAGTAAATAATTTATCATCTATTTTCCCAGCCATTTCTGCCGCTATTTGTCGTTTACCATAATCCCCTGTACGGGCAGAATCAGGATCAAGACCTGTTACTCCCTTTGCCCAATCATATAAATAACCTATAAGAGCAAAATGATCGCCTTCGGTCATATCAGCAGATGAATATGTAGAATATGCCGAATGTAACATATCCTCAAAAGATTGTCTTACTGTCGGACTTAATGTATCGTAAAACTTTTGTTTTTTAGAAAAATCAGCCATTATCAATCCTCCTTAATTCATACACAAAAAACTTCTTGTTTTTATATTTCCAACCGTAAACATGACTTATACCATCAAAAAAATTAAGAAACTTCCTAAATATCGGCAAACTAAATTTCCCTTTTTTAAAAACAATATTCTGTACCCACAATAATCTTCCGTTATTTACTCCCATCGGGTTTTTCTGTTTAATAAACACTTCTGAAAAATATTTATAATCGGGTAATCTGTACCATTCAATAAATCCGTTTAATTCTTGCCCGTTATTGAATGAATACCAAAAGTTTTTTTTATGAACACATTGCCAGAGATAATTCCGTATATAACTATTCCCAAATACACTATAATAGTTATAGCAATCATTATCCCTAATAAACTGCAAGAGTTCCGATATTTTGACAAATCTCATTCACTTTCATCAATTCAATGCAGACCAAACAGTAGAACCGACAGTTCCACCAGTCGTGCATACATACAATTTATTGTCATTCGTGCAATATACTATATCTCGTTGACTTCCCGCTATGTCCGTATTCATGTTTGTCGTATAAGTAACATATTGCGGAAAATTCTGTAATCGTGTCTGAATATAATCAAAAATCTGTTGTAATATAACAACATTTTTATCGTCAAATTTTCTTATATTCCGTGGAATATTAAATTGCATTATCGTCTTGCCCAAAGTTCGATTGACGAACCAGCAACGAAAACATTACCTGTCGCAGGTGCGCCGAAAATAGTTATAGATGTTATTTGTGCGGTACTATTCCATTTTCCATGACCTGTTAAATAAGACCCTAATGCTGTTCCGTCTTTATCCCCGCAACCACTTGCGAATAATATTCGTTTATCCATGCCTGTGAGAGCAAATACTGTAATTTCCGCTGACACATATTCTATTCCTGCTTGAGTTGAAGAAAACGCCATATTATCATCTGCCCCAGCAGACGAATAACCGCTAACATCTCCAGCAGAATTAACAGTGATATATCCAAATCTATAATTATTTGCTGTATCACCGTTGAATTGCATTTTGTGAGCAAAATTACCCGTACCAGAACGAATACCGTGGAGAAAAATCTTATATTCAATATCAGTATCACCTAATAATCCCGAAAATGTATAAGTATCCACACCTGACGGTGATGCGATGGCTATTCTTTTCCATGTTGCAGGTAATACTGCATCTACTGTTACGGTTAAATTTTTAATCGTATATATATCAGTTGTAGAATCGTCTACTTTTGCTGGCGTTACGGCATTGTCGGCAATGTTCGTTGTTGCCACACCGTTCGTGTCAATATTGGTAGAATCAAGTCCGCCATTTATTTCATTATATAAAGTATCAAAATCTTCATTAAATTTTGCGGCATCAAGAGTCTCCCCATTTGTAAAAGTATTCGGTTTAACGATAATAGCCATTATTAACCTCTCAATCCAAGTGTTTTGTATAACAGAGAATAACCATAAACAGTAAATGGTTCATCTGTATTATTGTTGTAAAATTTTAATCGCATAAATTTTTCTTCACCAGAAGAATATATCGGTAATTTCGTTTTTAATATTGTTCCTAATGGAAACTGGTCAACACCGAATATCGCTGTTCCGAATTTCGCCGATCCCATATCAAGACTAATGGATTCATGGTTATATTCTCCATCATTAAAATCATAATTATATCCCACTTGCAGATTATAACTTCCTGTTTCCGCAATAATTAAATCAATCCAGCGGGGTCGTTTTGCCAACGATATACTGCCGAAGGGTATCCATGCCGACCAAAAATATGAATTATAAGCCGATGTGTTATCGTTATACCCAGAATCATGACGAAAAGTATATCCCGTATAACCGCCCGAACACATATATTCAATATCATTCCCATCAGTTAAAATTGCCAAAACATTTGCGGTAATATCATCATGTTTCAAAAACGCATTGTTGTAATAGTCATATATAATTATAGTATTATTCGTTGACGATGTACCATCGGAAACGGTAAACCAAATCTGATTTTTTTTACTGTATTTTTTACCCTGTATATATTTATTTCTTCCGATATTCAATGCGTTTAATGTCGGTTGTATATGATCTGAAAGTGAAATTGATTCTGTACCATTAAAAAATCGTATTTTATTATCAACACCCCAATAAACGATTCCGCTACCCAATCCATTTATATCAACGGGAACTATCGAAAAACCACTTATTGCGCCCACTTCACCTATATTGATAACTCCAAATGCCTGTCCGATTGCCGTACTGCCCGTATATTGTAATTTCCTAATTCCATTACTTCTTGAATTCTTAAAAATATATAAATCATCAAGGAATAATACCGAACCGACAATCTGTGAGCCATCAGCCGTATCACATTCATCTGTATAATCATTTGCGGTATATGTTTCAATCGTTCCAACATTCGCCCACCTGACACGGTTAGGATAAAGATTCGTTTCAGTTGTGCCTAAAAATATTGCCCTATTTTTATAATAATTGACATATCGCGCTAAAGTAAATTGAGTTATTGATAATGCGGCGGCATTTCCTGTCCCTGTATATTTAAACGGCGGATTAATCCCGTTTGTTCCTATAATGGTATCCACCCCAATTGTCCATGAAATAAAATTATTCTGTCCTGCGGTTAATGTTACCGCACCCGTTATTGTATCCCATGTTCCATCAAATCCGTCCATTTTCTCTATAACAGCATCGGTAACTTTTAACGCGAATAATGTTCCTACCCCTTTTTGAAAATTTACTAAACCAACAACATTACTACCACTATCCCCGCCTAATACCACATAACCGTTTCTTTTTTTAAATGCACCAGTTACATCTAAATCAACATTCAATAAATCGCTTGCATAACTTAAATCCATACCTGCTCTCGTATCGCGGGTATTTAATCCCTTATTATTCCTTAAAAAATCTATTGGTTGATAATCTGTTGGTTTCATATTAATATCTTGAAATATTAGGTTTCCAAACACCTTCCCGTTTATTTCCTGCCATAGATTCTGGGATAGAACTATTTTTCCAACCGTTATAATCCGTTACCCACGAAGCATCTTCCGCACACCGCTTTTCCCAGATTAAAGCACCTTCAATGACAAGTTCGGGATATAATCGCGTAAATTCATCTTCATCATAAATATTGACAAAATCATACGCACGATGATAATAATTAATCGGTATAATCCTGTCGGCATTTGCGTTAGAATTGAAACGCACCATAATAGAGTCGGGATTAGGATATATTGTAATATCATTACTAATATTCGCTAATAACATTTTTTGACATAAAACTATTTGAGTATTAGAATTCACCCTATCGACATTGTAAACAGTAGTACCATTTAAAATAACTTTATCGCCAGGAATAACAGTTGATAACCACGTTGTCCCACTGCCATTTATAATATTTCCGTTTACCGTACCCGATGCTACTGTTCCAGTCCCATAAGTGGTTTCTATATTATATCTACCCCATTCGGTAACTTCCGTTTGATCTCCCGTTATACTGTAATCAGGGTTAAACGCATTAAAAACATTATTTTCAGTATATTGTAATTTTGACGGTATAATAAAATTCATCATCGATTCTATTTTTCTTACATCACCAGGTACACGATAATAAATTTTTCTGATAATATAAGAACCATTTGTTACATTCGTTCCGATATATGCTTGATCTATTATCAATATAGTCGCACTGGTTACAGTTATTATTCGATAATATTCCGCACCATTTATTGTTATATAAGAACCGATCATGGTAGAATCCCATACCGTATTAGTTCCCGTAACGGTATTCGATTCATTGTTGACCGAAACTGTGCCTGTAATATAATCTTTTTTTAATCTTAAATGATATACTTTCTGCAAAAATTGCCAATCCCTGCGTGAAAGTTCACGTCTTGCATTATTTATGTTAGTAAGCATACGAGCCGCAACCCTTGTATCACTTGCTAAACTACCCGTTAAATTCTGTAATTGTGTTTTAATATCGGCAACATTCATAATTTATTCCTTATCTATTTTTATCCATTATCCGTTCAATCCGCGTTAAAGTCTTATCTATATTGTCAAGTTTCTCAATAAAGACTGCGTTTGTTTTTTCAAGATTAACGACACGCGGACCAATATCCTTATTTAATTGTTCAGACATAGCAGGTATTTTACTTATCCAAACAATCCATGAAAAAATAAAAACAATTAATATTACTGCCGCGCCCGTATTTTCAATAACCCATTGTTTTATACTTTTCGTACGCCGTTCATGTTCCATAATTATCTATCCTTTACCCCGTCAATAAGGTCTTCAATTCTCCGAATTAAATCATTTGGCAAAATTCCCACTTCTCGTTTACATTTACGGATAAATCCAAACCAATCATCTTCAAGTTCAATAGTCTCTGCCTTGTCTTTGATTGCCTTTTCAAACGCATCTGAAATCTTGTAAAACTTCCTGCGTTCTTCTTCGTTAAATCCTTTTTGTTGCTGACTTCCCCAACCAAGCATAAGATTTTTAATAACTGCCATAACCAATTCCTGTGAAGTCTTTTTACTATCTACTTCATTCAAATTCAACCCTTCCAAACTAATAACCAATTCTAATGTTTTCATCCTTTCCCCCTTTATGTTATTAACGTATCATCTTTAACAATAACCGTTGTTTCTTTTTGATAAATAGCCACTTGATCTATAACCCAACGTCTGATGACTTCTTTCACCCATTGCGCGTTAGTAAACCCTTCAAGTTTCGGTGAAGTCCAAAGCATCGCGTCTATGACTTTTGGAACCTTCGCATCATCAATGCTAAAAATTATCTGCGCCATATTATCTCCTTATGTTTCTATTATCGGGTTATTTGTTAATAGTATCCTTCCGCCTATTAATTTTATAGACCCACCCATTAATTTCATGCCTTGTAACGTATAATAAACTTTCATTGAAATATAATTGCAGTAAATAGTAAGTTGTTGTTTATTATGAACCGCAAATCCGTTAGCGAAATAGGTGTTCGGATAATCAACTGAAAGAGCATAGACAATCGTTTCCTGTTCAATAATTTCCGTATAAGAAACAATCTGCGGAATGAGAATCCCATTCTTGAGAATATATACCGTATCGCCGACCATTAAACTATCAATCGTTACAAATTCCTTGCCGTTATAAAATGGGTGTTGAGTTGATGCGACTATTTCGTTATCACCAGCTTTAATACGCACGATTTTAGGTGATTCCGCTTGAAGATTCGATTTTACTTTAACATTAATTATCTGACGATTATCGTCAAAAGCAAGAACTTCATCACCGTATTTTATTAATTCAATAGGTATTGCGTCCCCTTCGGTTTTTATTAATGTTCCTGCGGGAAAACAATATTGTCCTTGCGCCGAATAAGCAACTCCAAAGTTAGCATTATTGACATCAGCAACAGTCAAGACTTCACTCCATAAATCTGCCGCACCTCCATAATATTGGTAAGTATCTATCGGATTATATTCTGTTGCAGTCGCTTTATTTTCACTACCAAGAGTTGCGTCAGCCTTAATAAGTTGCACCGCCTTATCTTTGGCGGTAACGTGGGCTACAGGCAATGCCTCCTGAACTATTCCAACCTGTATACCTCTTATTATTGCCCCCGCAGGTATAGAAAATGCAAAATTACTTACTGTGACATAATTACTATATCCTGCCGCAACGATAAGAAGTGTCGCACGAACACCGTCATCATATTGAACATAGGTAGGATTACTCCAAGTATACGATGATCCCCCGTATGCCATTACACCTTGCCCACCTGAACTTAAGTATCCTGTATCCATAATATCATGCCCAATAAGGAATATAGACTACTGTTCCTGCATTTGTCTTAAGTGGTAGCCAACCACTATTCGCCGTTAAAAGATTTGCGTCTTTTGCCACTATTGCAACCGTTCCTGATGAATTCGCTGTCGGTGCTGTACTAATTTCAAAATACGGTGCTGTTAAAGTAATTCCTGTAAAAATTATTTCGGTTACGCCAGTAGCCGAGGACACACCTACTATATTCGCTGTCGTTTCAAAGTCAAATAATAGACTTTCATTATTGGTAATCGCTGTACCACCCAAACCTATCTTTCCTGATGGAGATAACCAGTAAGGATCACTGGAAGCAGTACCTGGGGCAAGAGTAATAGTTCCTGCACCTGCGGCGGTAAGAGTAACGTCATTACCACTTTCGGTAATAGTCGCCAATGACCAACCAGCATACGCAGACGTTCCTGCACCTCTGAAAATAGCCCCTACTGTCGCACTATTGGCTATACTTACCTGTGCCGCTGTCGTAGTCGTTCCACCAGAAATCAAAGCATAAGCAGTATCACTTGCTCTGCCAGTGCCACCACCCCTTAAGTCTAATAATTGGAATGTTGGTTTTGTACTACTGGTGTTATAACAAAGAGGATAATATATCGTACCCGTAGCAACGGATTGAAAAGGATTCGTAGTTGTTGTCCCACCACATATAGGCATATAAGCGGTAAAAGAAATCGTACCTGTTCCGCCGCCAGGAACACCGCATATTTGGAATGACGGTAATGAACTACTGGAATTATAACAAAGGGGATAAGCCGGTTGTCCTGTGGCAACTGATTGAATGACACCAGGATTTGCTGTCGCACCGCAAAGAGGCATATAAACTGTCGGAGTACCCGATGTTGTTAATAAGGGAACACCAGTGAGATTGGGAAAAGTTATAGTCTTGTCGGTTGTTGCAGAAGAAATAGCAAGAATTGTTGAAGTTAATCCTACTCCACCTGTCAAAGTAAGCGTGCTATTATTGTCCGAAGGAGAACCATTGTCAACAACCAAATTTCCCATGATTGTTAATATTCCTGCCGTGGGATAAATAGTTGGTATAGTTACACTTGCAAAAGTTGGATTTGAAGTGGTTTTTACTGCCTGATTTTGTCCGTCAAGATAAGCAAATTCAGAAGTAGTTAATTTATTTGCACCAATAGTAAATGATAATCCTGTTACATTTCCTAAATAGTCTATTGAAAACGGGTATGTATCAGTTGAAATCTTATGAAGAAAAAAGAAAAAATCAGTAAAGGGTGTTTGTCCATTACAGTTTAAATCAGTATCAAAATCATATCCGTCGTCTTGACCTGATAACCATAATTCCTGCGATATTAAAAGTGATTTATGAGCACCTGCGGCAAGATAAATTCCACTGGTAAAAGAAGGCATACCGCCGGCAACAGTTTGTTGAGTGACCGATTGATCGAGTTTTAAATAACGAAGATCACTGGCGGAAGTATCTATCTTTAATTTTCCATTAGTATCGCATGATATTCTTGTATATGCAAGATTAACACTATCCCAACCATACAGAACAGTACGTTTTGCGTCAATATCAATAGAACTATGTTCTAAACCTTCAATATCGCCTGATTGCATTATGTAGTTACCTGTAATATACCATCAATATCGCACACAATCCGCCGATAATTAGTGCCATCCCAAGCGTAAATTATTATTTTCTTAGCATGAATATCGGCGGAATTATGTTCTTTTGCCTTTATATCGCCGGAATCCATATTAGAATCTTTGATAACCAAAAAATATCGCTACTCCGTTATCTCCTAAATTAATGTAGTACTGTAAACTCGTACTAAATCTAATCGGTGCTCTTGAAAAGTCCATTACTTGAGTTAGTGCAGTTGTTCCTTTGGGAATCGTATAGGTGAATAGTGTCGTTAAGGCATCTCTAATCGTTATTGTCCGATTAGCAATAGTTCCCGTTGTTTCTATAATACAATAGTTTAAATAACCACCGCCCGTACACGCAGAACTGATAGTTGGGCCGGAACTCGCGACAGAAGTTAAACCGTCCAAATAATATCCCTGTGTCGGTTGATCTCCATTCCCTGCCATTACAAACGAACTTAATCCAACAATAAACATTAACGCCAAAAACATTTTCTTCATCTGTTTTTCTCCTTTTAAGTTTTTAATATATCCTGCTTTAATCTCAAACACACATGGTCAAACGCCCGTGACACCTCCTTCGTTTTCTCAAATTCTTCAATGAGAAGTTTTTTAAAATCTTCCGGTTTATATTCTATCCAAACCTTGTTATCCTCATATACTACGCAGAGTCGCATCATACATTGTTTCTCTTTCCTTCAACAAAGATTCAATCTGTAAATCAAGGTTCGCATAATTATAAACCTGTTCAAATGTCGTTCCATATCTCGGATATCCTAATCGCGTTTCAAGACTTCTTAATGTATGTACTAAATCCGCATATTCGGTTGTATCACTTTTTCTTGTAGCCCATTCGTATATTTTTCTTAATTTATTACTTTTTTCAGTATCATTCCTATCGTCATAATTAAACCGAAAATAATCAAGCAATTTAAAATAACCGAGATTATCAGGTAAATCAGAAGGTGCAATAATTCGCGGATCATAACCTACCCTTCCATCGGCAGAATCTGATAATTGTTCAGGTTTAATTATAATTTTTGAAGGTTTTATTGGTTCGTTTTGTTCCATTGAATATATCTTTCTGCCATTCCTGCGCGATAACCGACCATTTATAATATGTTTTTACCGCTTGTTTAATAAGTTCCCTATTCCATTTTGCTTGATTCTTTAACGTATCTATCAATATTTCTTTACATTTATTTAATCCTTCGGAAGTATTTACATCGGCAGAAATAATTACCCCATTTTTAACGGTTTCTGGTAATGCCCCTAAATCCGTACATACAGGGATACAACCGGCAAGTTGAGTTTTAATAGCGGTAATGCAGGATATTTCATAAAAGTATGTAAAATATGACCAAATTCCCGCAGATGAATATTCTTTGGCTAATTCTTCATGCCCAATACGTCCATGATCTATAACTCCGTTCTGTTTCATCATATCCATTACTTTTTTCTTCCATGCAATCTGGTGGGGTTCTGTTCGCAAAGCATCATATACTACCCACCCATAATAAACGTGAAGTTCTGCTTGCGGTACTTCTTTTTTCACATCACCCCATATTTCAAGCAATTTATCCAATCCCCTATCGGGTGAAGAACCATAGACAACTTTATATGGATTCCTTTCGATATTTGTATATCTCTCAAAAAGGTTTATGTCCACACCATTACGAGTTACATAGAACTTTTCATCAGGGATATTCGGCATACATTCCCTGTGCCATTTTGAGAGAACAAATATTTTATCTATATTATCAAGCAATTCTTCATCATAATGTTTCTCATCTGGCACATCGTGTAACCATAATATTTTTAAATTAGCGTTTATTGGCAGTTTAAAAACAAACGGATTTCTCCATGCGATTACAATATCATGTTCACCGAATATATCAAATTCATTTTCGGGTACATACGCCACATTTTCATGAATACCGATATTACCCTCGCAATTATTATAAACTATTACCCGATACCCCATTTTATCGAATTCTTTGGTAATATTAATTATTGCTTCTTCCGATCCCCCGATACCTTCTTTTATTTTATCAGGATAAAACGGTTCAGGCGTATTAAAACAAACAAATTCTATTTTTCTTCCAGAATTAAATGCATTTTGATAAACAACAAATAATGAACTTTGCCCAGGACTTTCAACACAATCATGGTTCAATTTATAAATATGTAGATTTCGTCTACCTATAAACAAATTAACCAAATCACGATATTCAAAACTCTGATAATGTTCCCATAAATCCTCTATGTCGGTATCCATATTCCCTTTATGCCATGCACCGTTAGGAACATGAATAAATATCCACCCATTATCCTTACACGCCAATTCGAGATTTCTTATGAGTTCAACAGGGTTTAAAACATGTTCCATGACATCAAAACACGTTATGGCATCGAATTTCTTATAATAATCAGCACCAACATTACGGTAATTGCAAAATTCAAATTTTGACGGATTTGTTAATCCTTCCGAATTCTTTTTTGCTATTTCTAATGCTTCTTTCCCTATATCTGTTCCCGTAACAGAGTATCCTTCTTTCGCAAGAGCATTTGCCATCCAACCGTTAAAACAACCAACATCAAGAATATTCTTAATTTCTTTTCTCGCTTTTAATCCCGCCAATAACATTTGATATTTTTGTTCTTTATCAAGTTCAGGGACAGTATTTGCGTTCATTGATATAGATAAATTTCGTTCTCCGTTATCATATCCGCGAATCCTATCCATTATAAATCGTATCCGCATACGTTGTTTCTGAACTAACGGTAAATCCCGCAATTCAATCGGTGCGTTATTTATTATCTTTTCAGCTTTTCCGATTTCTTCATTCTGTAAACAGAATTCAACCGCATCAACAAGAGATTTTCCCGCTTCCTCTGTCCGTATAAATTGTTGAACCAAATTCATCGAATAATCAACATTTTCATCATTTTGGTTAAACTGTTTGATTTTTTTATAACACGCTAATGCTTCTTTTGCCCTTCCTTTACGGAATAAACAATCGGATAACATTAAAAGCGGGTTATAATCATATTCTCGCGGATTAATGATTATAACCGTATCGGGCAACGGTAATCTTAATCCCTGTTCTATCCAATGAATACATTTATCAAGATTACCAATCCAATAATACGATTTTGCTAAATCAAAATATGCTTCTTTATAAGTCGGTTTAATGGTAAGTGCTGTCAAGGAAGTAGAAATTGCCTTATCGTAATCCTTTCTTCCTTGATATATCTGACAAATCCGATGATATGCGATATAAATTTCTTCATCCCACCCAGAAACTTTGACATATCGTTCAAACCATTCCAATGCTTCCTCATCTCTGCTTAATCCTTTTAAAGTCGTTGCATAATGATAAATAAGACGCGGATCGAGAGGTTCGTTCGATAACTTAATCTCTTTTTCAAGTATCCGCAGATTCCTTTCATGTTTTTCTTTTGAAAATTGGCGTTTCCCATTATGTTTTACAATAATATCTTTATTTTTTAATATTGCAAATGGTTTCAAGGGAATAAATGTTTCGTGTACCCCGCCAACCCATTTAAATACACCTTTTCTAACAATCCGTTCACGATCATGTTTTGTTACAACTAATCCATTATCGTCGTATTCATAATTATAGGGAAGGAAAATAACGCCAATATCCTTATTACTAAATGCGGTATCGACAATATAATGGAGTTTATCTCCGTTTAGAACAATATCATCGGCATCGAGCCATAAAATAATATCTTTTGTCGATTTTTCAAAACTGTAATTACGCGCATCAGCAAAACTATCATTCCATTCAAAATCGTATATTTTATTGGTATATTGTTGTGCAATTTCCCTTGTTTTTAATGCGGTTTTATCGGTCAATACAAGATTAATCTCATCAACATAATGTTTGATAGAATCAAGACATTTCATCAATGAATCAGTTTCATCTTTAACAATCATGCACAAACTTATCTCTATATGGTGTTGAACCATATCTTATTCCTATCTAAATGCGTTCACAAGACTTAAAAACTGAAAGTGTGTCAAATACTTCACGCATAAATTTCTTATCTCGCATACGTTCTTTCCCGTATTTTCTAAGTAAGAAATTATAAACACTCATCGGCAATGTACCCAATAATCTTCCCGAATTTGATTCTAATGAACAAAAATCGTTTTTTGCATTACTTTTATTGCGTAATGCTTCGTCTTTCGCAGATTTAAAATCTTCTGGGAAGAACTTACTTACAACTTCTATGTCATTAACAAAATCACGTTTAAGGTGCATATATTCTTTTGCCCTTACTGCGTGGAGAAGGGAAAGGAAAAGTCTTCTCCACGCAGGTTCGAGCCAATGAAATACTACGCCGAGTTATGCAATCCTGTTGCCTGTGCGTTAGCGTCTTGTGCCTGACATTCGATTGTTACTTCACCAATAATGGTAAATGCAGTATAATCACCGCCATTATAAGGTACAATCGACTGTTTCGGATTACGCAAATATGCCAAAGCCCAATATTTACTGTCAACCATCAATATCTTTGCTGTTGATGCGCCCGTTGAATTCAACTCACGGCTCAAAAATATCTTTTGAATACCGTAATCTGATTCATAGACATCAACCGCATTGACAAGACGCCTGTCTTTTGATTCGATGTTTTTTGTCGAACCAGCCGTAAAATTGCTGATTTTACGTTTTAACCAACCACCTACATAGACTTCATCAATCCCACCGCCATATCCCCATGAAATCTGCAATAGGTCATTATAAATCGTTTCGGATAATGACGCAGATTGGAGTGCCGTTGAAACTGATGTAATGAAAGATAACGCACCTTTCATTGTTCTTGCCGTACCTGATGCACCCGTACCAATAGTTGAAAGAATTGCCGAATATTCAAGATCATTCTTCCATTCTTTCGATTTTTTGGTCATTTCATAGGCAAGTTTATCGGTGAATCCCGCATGATCGACTGCACGGTTCGTTTCCGACACATATCCGTCTTTCTTAATAATCTGTGTAGCATTACCAACTCTTGACGGATTGGTAATTAACTGATATGTCGGCCCCAAACCTTCAATCTGCGCGTTTGATGCGCGTGCGGCAAGTGTATCTTGTTGCCATTCGTGGTATGTTCCAGTAGCCTTTTTTGAGGGCATCCCAGATGTAAACGGGGTATCAACGGGAGTAATATTTGCTATTAAATCCGTTAAATCTTCACGTCTACTGGTATCTGCATACGTTATATTCCCATACTCATTTGACATTGTTTTTGTTCTCCTTTTTATTTTTCGGGAGTTAGTGTCTTTCTGAAATATTCTGTTACATCACGCGGATCACCGCGTTCTTTTATACGTCCCATAACCTCATCAACATCAGCGTTTTTTTGCCGTGATGTAATCGGTTTTGTTCCAGAAGGAACTTGTTTTCCCTTTATATTTTCAGTTCTTTGCTTTTCTACTGTTTCCGATACACGTTTTTTTGAATTTGACTGCATAATACGATGCGCTGACTGCGCGGCAAGAAGCGGATCAACCGTTGATATTGAATAATCAACAATAACTTTATCAATTTCAGGTACAGATAACTTATTATTGTTGACATACGCAAACGCTTCCTGTAACCTTCTCTGCCGTTCACGTTCTGCCACTTTCCGATCAATGAATCCGTCAGGATCAGACGCAAATTCCCTAACCCTTTGTTCATTAAGGTTTTGTCTCGTTTCGGGAGTTTGCACCGTATTATCGGGTTGCCGAGTGGTGCGAATATTCTGTTCAATACTCGCTAACCGTTCTTCAACCGCAGACAATTTTCGTTGTGATTCCATGTACCGATTTTTATATGGTACACCTTTTTCATCAACTTCTGTTTGCCCGTCATCAGTTTCGTTTTCTGTTTCTGCACCCGTTTCCGTTGTTTCTTCGGGAGGATTTTCCTGATTATCCTGTGTGTCTTTTACGTCATTTTCTTCTACCATAGCAATCTCCTTGTTTACTGCGGTTTAACGATAACCGAGAACGTGATTTTAAGGACGCTATTATATGTCCTCTTTATTTTTATCAAAGTAGGCAACGCCTACTTCCATATCCCGCTTAATTATTTCTTGTAAATTAATTATTTCCCGCAATGCCTCATATTTTCCTATATGATAGTTTCCGAGGTCTTTTCGTGCTAAAACATCATGGCATTTCTTATCCTCATCTTCCAACATACGTTTCAAACGGGGAATAAACACGTCAACCCATCCTTCCGTATGGGAAGTATAATCAAATTTTCTTCCTTCTTCTACTTTTTTCCCATGATGCGTTTTATCCATTTGGTTATACGTTTTGTTAAATTTGATATACCATAACCCCAAAAATGTATCTTAATTATTGGTATTTTAAATTCAATGGGTTTTTTCCCCATTAACTCCCAACCTTACTTATAGCCGCACGACCAGCGGCGATTGCCCATGCTTCAATAAGTGTTTTAATCAATTTCTGCAAATCATTATCGCCAAGATATACAATAATACCTTGTATTGCCCATGCAAGTGCCGCAAGATACACCTTTTTACCTTGCAACCATAAAATTATTTTACCAATCATGTCTTTTACCTCCTTTGGTATATATCCCCAAATATATTTAAGAAGCAATGTTATTAACCATTGTTTCATTATTTTATACCTCCTTGCCCGATAGCCGGTGCGGGCATATTCTTGCCAGCTTGAATGGGAGATGCCCCTATATTCCCAAATTGTCCTTGTTGTTTCATAACATTCTGTGCCGCTACTAATTGTTTTGTTCTTTCAATATGAGTATCAAACAATGCTTGAATTATAGGTAAAATTTGTTGTTTAAATTCCGGTTGATTGCGTTCTGCATCATGGGTTATAAGATGTTTTTGTGCATCTTCCCGTATATCAGGTTCGACTGGTTTCCCTTGATACATCAATTCATGTTCTTCTTCTGGCGTTCTCACTGATGCTTGCGGAGGTTTCGGCAACTGCCTATTAAGATTAATATCACGCCCGCCAACGGTTGTAAAATAATATTTCGTATTCTCATACAATGCGGCAGGATCGCTGGCAATTAACGGATTCGTTATTGCTTTATCGTAAATCATCGATGCTTTCGTCATTTTCGCCCGATCATTAAGAACAGACGAACAACTTAAAACAAGATCGAGTTTTCCACTCATTTCTTGTTTTGTTATGGGTATCCATTTAAACCTGCCGTCAGACCCAACAACCCTATATTCTTTTTCTTCCGGCATATTCTCTTGATATAATTGAATTATCTGTTCGATAAGTTCGATAAAAGAAAACATATACCGCGAATAAATCAAATCAAATCGAATTGAACCCTTTTCGGAAACTTGTGCTATTTCGGTAGCTGTTTTATCGCTTTTAGCAAGAATTCCTTGTATACTTTCACTTGCCCCCGTTACCTGTTCGGCATATCTCCACAACATTTCTTCTTCACGGTATGAAGACATCGGTGAATCCTGAAAATTCGGGAAATAAACATCATTTATATTGTCAACCGGATACATCCCGTTCGGTTCGAGAGTATATTTCTGCGGATTAAACGACGAACCTGATCGATAAAACCCTGGTTGCATAATACGTTTTGTCGCTGAATCATTACGTTGATTATAAACCGTATTAAGTTGTTTTTGAATAAATCGTATCTTTTCGGGTAAACTCCTGCCGTAAAATCTATTAGGGATAGGGAATGGAGTAAATTTCACAAACGGTCTGCGCCCCGTATCATTAATAAATGCCTTACAAATAGAACGGGAAGAAGGGTGAACTATAACAACCATTTCATCATAACTTTCCTTATCCTCATTATAAAATGTTCCATACCAACCGAGTAAAGTTACGTTATTTTTATCATCGGCTGTCCATCTATTTAATCCCTGCATTTCATCATATTGAATATCGATTGTTCTTCGTGTCTGCGCCGTATATTTATCATCAGATTGATATTTTTTAAAATCAATCTTTTCATAACCGGAATTTTTAACCAAATCATAATATTCCGATTTCGTTATCCTCATCCGTTCAATAATAAATTCATTTTCTTTTCTTTGTAACCCCGTGGCGGAAGATGAAACAAAAATATCGTCAATATTCGGTACCCCGACTCTCGGCGCATCATAAAGCACGGTTTCTTTTTCAACCATTGTTTCATTTTGAATAATATTCCCCGATTCATCCAGTGTTTCAGTAACTTGTTTTATTTTTTGTTTAATAGTATCTTTAACATAGTCGGTTCTTACGACAACAGTACCGTAGGTTAAAGATATATCTACTATTTTATCGGCAGACCCCTGTATAACGACTTCATTATTCAATCCCCAATTAATAAACTGTTTTCTTTTGTCGGCAGTCATAATATCATCAGCCGATACAGGTCTTATATCGGCAATATCATAATTGGAAAAGAAAGAAGTATAAATATTGGCATGGTAAGTATCGAAATGCACTTCTGTCAACGGAACGTGCATATTTGAACAGTTTTTCCACGGTTCTATTTTAGTGTCTAATATACCAAACCGTTGTTTACGGTCAGATTCCCATTTATCTTCAAGATCACTTCGGTTTGAACACGAATCTGACATATCCTCAAGAATTTTCGTAATCATTTTTTGATAATTAAACCGTATACCATCGGCAGAATACATCTCTGGTTTAATATATTCTTGATTAGAAAATGTTTTATCGATATTTGTTCGTTTATTACGTTTATTTCGAGCCATTATGGTATAATCCTTCGTTTATTTTTTCTTTTAACTCGTATAGGTAATGATTTTATATTCGGCGTTTCTCTTGCCCACTCTTCTGCCGTACCTTTCGGTAATTTCCCCTGTTTTTCTAACAAAAAAAATTTACGCATTTGTTTCTTGCTTTTATATGGCACAAATTTATCCCTTATTCATTTTGCCTAAAGTCATAGCCAACCGTGCTCTCTTGCCCAAAAGTCCACCTTTCGTGGCGGCTTTCATTAGTTTTGCTTTCGGTATAGTTTTACCTTGAGAAACACCTAACATCTTATGTAATGCACCTTTCTTCATTTTTATTTTACCAATCCACTTATTTACCATTTCGCCCTCCATATCTTTTAAACTCATCATTCCCATGCTTTTCATTAAACTTTTTAATATTTTTACCATAATTATTGACTATATGTTCCAATTGCCATCGACCCAAATTGACCCGCCGATGTACCCGTAGACACACAAAGTTTTTTAGTAGTTGAATTATAATACAATTCCCCTACAACAACGGGAGTAGTTGCTAACAATCCCCCCGAAGTTAAAGATTTAATTACAAAACGAGTAGTATAGGATATTGTACTCGCGGTTACCTGAAATCCCTTCACCCCGTTTATTCGTAAATCAATACTGGCGGTTTGTGAACCCGTATCAATACAAAATCTATTGGTACTGCCAAACAACATTCCGTACCTTCCTGTTTGGGTAGATAAACAATTACCTGAACGAAACAAAAAGGTTGGGTCTGCTTTAGCGGCAATATTGTATTGATATAATGTACTTGTGTCTGAAAGTTCAAGAATATTTTTCGAATCAATAGCATCAGGTTTTAACGTATAAATATCTGAGGCAGAATCTAATTGTATATTCATCCCGTATGTATAGGTATCTCCTTTAAAGTCAGTACGAGTACCAAAGTAATTTGTATTCTGTGAATAAATAGATTGCGACGCCGTAATTGAACTTGTACCTATTTCAAAAGTTTTCGTTCCATTAGTAAAAAATTGGATCATATCATTAGTTCTACCTATGATATAACTATTTCCACCAACCGCATCTAAAACTATTTTATTAAGTATAGTTTGTATCCCCGAAAAGGTATTACTTCCCACTAAACTTACAATAGGTTGATAACCGCCTTCGTATGACCACGTTAAATATGTTCCCGCAAGAAACACACAAGTCAACCATAACAATATTACTATTTTCCCTATTCTACTCATTGCATATTCCTCCTATTTCTCGTTATAAGTGCATAAAAATAAACTAACTCTGGCACTATTTGAACTCGCCCCACCCGTCATTTTAAATCTAATCCATTTTGTAGCTTCGGGAGAAAAATAATCCGTTTTTGCGCCGGTTGCTGTTATTGTAACCACTGAACTTCCTGTCGTTGGGGCAGTCCAAACTACCCCCGTATTAGCGTTATCCCCTAATTGCGAAACATCACCCGTATTGTCGGGTAACACTTCATAAGAAATAGTAAAATTAACATTTGAACCGGAATGAACATAAACAAAATAACTAAAATATTTCGCATTAGAAATATTTACAACCGTTCCGGTGCTCAACACCACTACTCCCTGACAATTAATACTGGAATAAATAACACTCCAATTACTGGCTTGCGGAGATGCCGCGAATACTTTGCTAATACCACTTATTCCGATAAATAAAATTAAAGACAAGAAAACTTTTCTTAACATAATCCCTCCATTATTTTTTGATCTCCTTAATATATTCTTTTGTATATCTCTTGTTATCCTGCTGAAATTGCGGTTTATAAACTGACGTTTGCGGTATAGTCAAAGATGTTTTTTCCGTTTCAGTAGGAATTATTTTTAATGTTCTCAAACAAGTTAGACATAATGTCGATCCTTTATAAAAAGTTTCGGCGTTACCTTCGCAATTAGAACAACGATAATTCATACTATTCTCCTTTCCCTAATAACCCGTCAAACTATTTTGCCTGCTACGAACAAAATAATCATCTTTTTGGTATCTCGGTTTAACAATTAATGCGTATCTCACACAATCTGAAAAATCTTTATTCAAATCTTTTGGCTTTTCACGAACATCCCGCGAACCGTCTTTTACACTGTCATCCCAGATATAATGCGTCAGACTATGAATAATTTTTCTGCAACTGCGAAACACATACATTTTCGGATGATTAAATGAATCAATCGGTTTTGTTTTATCATACATCAAATATTTTTGGACATTCAGATGTCCTTCAACAATATTGTCGCTGATATAAGGATTGTAATATAATCCTTCATGCGCGAATTCATCGACAATTAATACTTGAGAACCAACCTTTGCGGGTGATTTACCTTTATTCGGGTCAATAATCCGTAATGTTGCCGGTTTTTTACCTTCTTTAATTTTTATCTTATCCGATGTTTCTTTTATCGTTCCGTTAATTTCAAGTTCATCGCAAAAATAAACCGTATCAAACGGATCAACGGCGAACCATATAATCGCATGAGGTTTTCTATCATGGGGGTCAATGACATTACCAATACGCCAATCTTGCGGGATTTCAAAATCATTGATAATATGAATATCGGGATTGAATTGTTTATACACCAACCCCGTAAGGTGCATAAATTTTCCTTTTATTCTTGCCTCCTTTTCATCTGGAGTCAAAGACCGTTCAAATGATTCGATAGAACTTTTAGAAAGATAAGGATTATCATAAATACTTGCTTCAACCACAAATATTTCATCTTCTTTGCTTTCATATAACTCATCATAAATCCATGCTTCGGAAAGTGGTGTTAAAGTAAACCAACATCTGCCATTAAAATCAACAAGCCCGCGTTGGCAGGCGATATATTTATCGCGGGGCGGTGGCTCATCGAAATGACAAAAATTTCCTGACCAACCTTCAAATAATGCCGTATCCTGTTCATGCGTAAGAATATCAATAATCGAACCGTTATTAAGAATATATTTTACGATGATTCCCTGCGGACTTTTATTAACCCGCTTGATTCTATCAGAAGGCAATAATTCCGCAATCTTCGGCATAATAACACTACCCATGCCATTAGCAAAATCGGTGCAGATAATACGTCCTCTGGTCGGCGGCGTCATTTTCCCTGTTTCGGGATACCAGTCGGGGTATTGCCCCGTGGCATGAAATAAATCTTCTTCAATCCCAGCGGTACTTTTTCCTGCCCGATTACCCGCAAGAAACAATCGTATCTTTTTGTCCGATAAGTGAAACAACCGTTGTTTTTCGTGCGGAGTATAATCTAAAAATGTTCTTCTTTCGATTCGTTCTATTGCCGAAGCGATATTTTCTAACTCTTTCAGGCTGGTAATTGAATTTAAGTCCAACCCGCCCAAAATATCCTTCAAATTTTCTTTTTCTGTCATCACAATGAGTACAAATTAATTTTTGTCCAATAAGGTATAGGCTGTCTGTCGTCCAATCACATTTATCGCAGGCAAGGAATATGCCTGAATTAATCATTTCATGTTGAATCTTTTTTTGGTTCTTTATTTAAAATGCTATTCAACTTCGATTTAATATAACTTCGCGCTTCATCTTCCGAACTGAACTTATTAACAATGGTTTGTTTGTTATCATATCGTTGAGATATAGCAAGCGCGATCTCAAGAACTTTTGGTGATTTATTCATTTTTTCCCATAATATTTTCATTGCGCGATTACCGACTTTATCAATAAATTTATTCTGAAAGAATTTTATATATTCATCGAATCGGGGAAAGTTGTTGCGAAACGACCAAAGAGTTGTAGTGGAAACACCGAGTTTAGAAGCTCGCTGTATCTCTGTTGATTTATCTTCAAAATCAGCGTGCATGATAATATAACTTTTCTGCCATGCGTCAAGATCAACGAAAGATTTATCTTCGGAATAAATATCCGGTTTCCGATTCGCTTCTTCTCTTAATTTTTTACGAGTTTGCCTTTGGAATTTATATGTTATAAGTCCGTATTGATTCGGTTTAGGAGGAGGTAGATTGGGGTCATGGTCTGGCGGTAACGGCTGTATTTCTTCTTTGATAAAAAGTTCCGCCATTGTTCCTGGCGGATCGCGGTGGTCAACAACATTTTTATCAAGTTCATTTTGCATCAATTACATTATATATCACGTCCTTGTTTTGTAAAGAGTAAATACGATTCAGTCGACAGAACGTAGTTGAGCTTTCCCGTTTTTCCATTCAACTACGAATCCCTTTTTATAACCTAAATCAACACGAATCCAACCTTCGGGGTAAACATTTTCTATATCGATATATGTTCCCTCTGGGTTTTTAAGAGTTTTAGTATGATCAACAATAATTGTTTCTTTCTTTTTCATTTCGATTTTCCTTTCTCCAAAATGTCCAACCGATATTTTATTTCTTCAATAACTTCTAATCTTTCTTTATCTCTCATGGAAACAACTCCATGTTCGGGTAGAAAAACCGCTTTTTCTTCATGTATAAATCCTAAAAACGATTTTAATTTCAATAAATCTAAATCTAATTTTATTATACAACGTTCTACTTGTTCTAATCTTCTCTCAAAATCACTCATTTAATTTCTCCTTTCTTTTTCATATTCTTTACTCTCTAATCTTTTTCGTAATAAAATTTGAAAAATAATCTTAAACAATAAATTAATTCTTCCTGCCTTTGTAATTTTTCCCGTATATCCGATGAGTGTTCTGTCCACCAAATATATCTTTTAAAAATAAGTTCTATAAATTCCTCTATTATGGGATTTATTGTTACCGTTGACATGTTACCTCCCCTGCCGTTCAATTAAAACCCGCGTATATTCTTTCCCGCGCTCAACCTTTTGTTGCGGCATAAATATCAATTCGCAATACTTCGCACTATCATCAAAAATCAACTTCGATTCCTTTAAAGCATCCGTCAGGGCTTTTGTACCCCCAATAAAATTATCCTCGTCCAGTATTCTACTGCCATGTCGCGTAATGGTTACTTTCCGTTTATCACCAGGCGAAACACCAATCGTATAACAGTAACCGTAAATTTCTTTGAGATATTTTTTCTTCCAATTCAACTTATTCCACTTGCCGTTTAACTCGTTCAGGCTCGGCGTAGCAGTAACGATAATCTCAACACTTTTCATTATCCACTATACCTCACAATCAAAAGTTTACGAAACCCACATATAACAAGATACGATTTGTCGTTCCCTTTAATCTCAAATACCGAATCCTTCAATAATTCAATCATTTCCTTTTTACTGTCATTCACCTCATTCCACTCTATAAAACAACTTAAATCATTGCTTCCCATTGCTTTTCACCTTCAATTCTAAGCCACTGTTTTTTATCAAACCATACAAAGTACCTAACTTTGATAATCTTGCCTCTTTTGCCATAAAACGTTCACTTAGTGCAAAACTACGGCAGTATAACGAAGCACCTTTGCAACATACCCAAATCTTGTGCTTACACCCAACCCTGCCTTTACACCATTGACATGTCTCCGCTAATATCAGTCGCTCTTTTTTCATTTTGATACTAAACTCACGTCAAAATTGTAGTCCATTATACCACAGTTCTTGAAGTTCTTGTCCCACTCGATACCAACTGTCGCCCCTTCATGCCTTAACCTTATACATTCCGACTTACACCAACACAACCAACACAACTCACCACCCTGCGTCTTTACAATGTGCCTGGGATTCTTGTAACTCGTTATCATGTAATCCAAATTTTATCACCACCAATCTGATTGATAAATCAATGCGTTTTGAATGTGGATTTATGGGAAATTCTTTGTGAGTAAACTATAACTATAAATGTTGGATGTCCCTCCCCTACCCCCCCCCTGCTTTTTCAAACTCGACAGTCTACTTTCAATGTAACAAAGTTATCCACAGGCAAATCACCTGTTAATAACTTGTGCATAACTTACCACTAAAAACGTATTGTATTGTAGATATGATTCGTCGTGTTACACAACCTCCGATAACGTTTATTATGTTACGTTAATAACTTACTAATTAATCCAATTAATTAAATCCCGACAGTTTTTATCGGCATTAGTTTTTGAATCCCGACAAAATCTGTAAACATTTGTTTTTTCTGTCTTGCCAAAATATCGTTTTACTATGATTTTTCGCATTGATTATAAACACATAACTTACATATTGCAAAAACCACATTTAAAAAACCGTTTTAAAAACGCCTTATAATAATACAAAATACTCAAGAACACTAAATATTGTAACATTTGCGATAGATGACATTAATTTATCTTGCATATCCGCTGCTCGTTCTTTATCAACAAATACTGCAAGAGGCGTGTTTGATATAAAATATTCTTCGTTTTTTTCAACCGCAACAATTAAATACACTTTCATAAATCCTCTTTCCTATTTAAAAAATAAGCCCCGCCAACTATTAGTAAATAATCGGGAGACTATTTGCGTAATAAGCATGGCGGGGCAAAAAAATAGCGCAGGACAATTCCCGCGCTTCGACAAAATTGGTTTATTACTCATTACGCATACCATAGAAAATTGTCTCCCGTATTACTTGCCATTACTATACAAACAATACAATTTTTTGTCAAGCCCCGTTTCTCCGTCGAACCAATACCCGACAAAAA